ACGATTATCTGTTACGTATGTTTCCAATGAATCATCTCCCATACTGCTTTGTTCGTAGAAGTTACAAAGAACATCTACTAGTGGTGTTGTATCTGTTGTTGGTTCAGCCTTGGCATGCTTGTCGCAAGCCTTGGTACCCAACACTGGTGAGTATCCCTTGGATGTCATTGCACGTTCATCTGCTGGAGTAACATATACGCCAACAGGTGTTCGTGTCAATATCTCACTATCCAAGATGTTACCGGTTAGTTCATCAAGAGTAGTTTCCTCCCACTTATTGTGAGGGCCCTTTGTTCCGTCAGTTAACCGAGAGTACACACGCACATTATTGTCGTGTGGAGTAATGAGAACTTGACGGCGCTTACCATCAAGGTTCTCACTATGTGATTCAGTGAACATTGCTATGTCCATTTGTTACCTTTCTCTTGTTTGGTTTAATCGTCACCCAGAAGCTTGTCTTCCATTATGGTGGCGAAAGTGAACATGGCTTGTTTTGCTTCAGGCCATTCTGTTATTAGTTCAAACAATATGTCATGGTCAATTGCTTTTTCCATGACCTTTCTGAACTTTTCAACTGCATAGTCCAGAAATTCTTCTTGTTCTTCTTCTGGAATCATGTCAAGAGTAAACTCTTGTGGTTCGACTCCTTCATCATCACATTCGTGACACATATGTTTCCCTTCTCTTGATTGTTTGGTTGGCCTACTCTCGAGGCCTAACAGAGGCTGGTTATATGCCCGCACCGTTTGGCAGGCAGACCAACACTGGTTGTTACACTCAACTGTGCTGCTGTTCGCTACGTACTCGGGGTCTAGGGGGATAACTAGTATGATCGGAGATGAGCTTGGCCAACCAAACAATGGTGGCTAACTTAGAGTTGCCATCCGGTTGAGACACGAACAGTCCCGTCTAGGTCATACTGTTCTAAATCTACTTTACGTTTCCAACGGTCAAGAATTACTCTACGACCACTTTCACGTGTAGATTCAAAGCACCCAAGATATGACTCATGATAGTGTTCATATCCTTTGCGCCGTGTATTGTAAATTTCCAAGAACTTTTGATGTGCTTGGATTCGACGACCACAATTGCCACAAGAGTTTATGTCTTGTGTCAAATCATCTCTCGATGGTAGATCGTCTATGCCTGATGTATCCATATCGGACATTGGCTACCCTTTCTCGGGTGGGTTTGTTTGTGTTGGTTAGTACTTACCTTGAGCTCTCTCAAGCTCAACTAATTGACTAGCATTGGATGTGCTATTCAAAATTAGGGACCGGAACATATCACTGTTCATCTTCTTGTTCAATGCGTTAGCAACTGTAGACAAGAAGTTCCCGGCGTTGTCTGGTTTGTTACGTAGGATTGCACGTGTAGCCAGAACTGTTTCACCCCATGCAAATGACAATGGGGCTAGGTACTCGCTGTATGTTTTAATGGTGTTACCCATTTCATCAGGAGTAGATGCAACAGCAGCAGAAAGTAGTTGCACTACATTCTTTGCGTTATCTCCATCACAGGATGTGACAAGATGATTGATGATTGCATCTCTGAAGTTGGTAGATATCTCGGAAATCTGTACTAGATTTACGGGCATCATTCCATCTTTAAGCAACTCAGCAGCAACGACAGGGTCTGTTGTATCCCTAGTCATGTACGCTCCTACTGAGATGTTTGGATCATACTTAAGATGTAGGTCCAGCATAGGAGGCTACTATCCTTTCTAGTTCGGTTAGTGGTTTTCTTACTATGTTGCCATTCTCTACCTTGATAGGGGAACCATCCCAAGCTAGAGAAACTCGTTTACTGCCGTAGTCACGCTTGCCAGTTCCATTACATGAAAAGCAATGTTGTGTGCGTTTAGTTGCGTGACCTCTTCCATCAAGGCCATGTTCACATGGCAATGAGTGCCATCTACTGTATGAATTCATTTGAACAGCATCAGGGTGTGTTGGGCAAACATATTTACCATTTACCACATCACCTTCCCAACAAGTTGGAGCGTTGCACCAACCATCTACCTTTCCTGTTTTAGAACACATACGACAGCCTTGTATCTTAGACGGTGTTAGCTTTGCATCTTGTTCATACAATTTGTATTGAAAATTGCGTTGCACAATTTCAATGCCAGTGTATTTATAGATAGTAAACCTAACACTATAGGCACGCAAAGGGTTCCAACTGCCACCCCAATGTGTTGTAACTGTGCCTGGTGATTGAATAGTCTGTGTGTTATCAGTATGGATAGTAATCAATGGATAGTTATTAATCCATGGCATTACTATCTGAATATCACTAGACTTATTAAATTTGTTTTCATATTGAATGCGATAACCACGGTCGTATAGAGTACGTTCATACTTTTTACGACCACCTGCTAGGTAATCTTGCCATTCAGCATGAGTGTGAAGTCTCCACATTAGTTAGCCTCCGCTGTCTCAAATAGACCTGCATAGCAGGCTACAGGAGCTGGATCCTCCATGTCAACATACTGTAGTTCGATGACACGTTCACGGTCACGTTCTAACTTTTGTGCAGGCTCATCATCTTCATACCAGACAGATGTGAGTGATATCACAGATGATTCAGGCTTCAACATCTTGAGGGCAAACCCCAAGCCATCCATCAAACCACTGTAATAAGCACGAGCATTTTGTTGCTCAAGCACGTGAAGTTCAGCGTGCTCTTCCAATATCTGCTGCTCAATGGCAGCGATAACTTTTTTCTTACGCATTTGTTGCCACCTTACCTGGATCATATGTAAATGGTCCATCGTATACTTTGCCAGTCTTCCAATGTGGAATTGACTTGTGGTTCCAACGACCACCTTTTGCTTTCCATGCTTCACGTAATGCGTTGTTCTCAGGACTGCGTCCGTTGATATGTGTGAAGTTGGTTTTGGGTGTTTGAGCAGGGCCAGGATTCTTTTTGAATGCCTTGCCATTAGGGCGATTGTCGTTGCGACCACCGCTCTTTGCTCCGCCTTTTCCTTTTGCCATTTTCTATCCTTTCGGCTTAGATTGTGATTGACTCTACACTGTCGTATAGAGTATCAATGCCATCGTTCCATAGCATTAATGCTTCTTTGCGGGTACAGCCGTGAAATAGCTGTGCTTCTAATAAAAATAAGAGTTTGTCTGTTGTGGCGGCGGTTGTTTGTGTTGGTGACATTATCTGTGCCAATCTAATAGATATGTTGTTCCCCATTTACGATAGGGTGCATCTATGATGCTGTATAACTTCCACCATCTATACCCAGCCTTAGGCATAGTTTCTTGGTTTTCATATTTAATTTCATACTTCAATGCTTTATGCAATGGGTATGAAGATAGATGATTGCACCAATTAGCAAACCACCGGAGTGGCAAGATATTAGTTTTGTGTTCCGGTATGTCTGTGAAATCAAACCGGCCGTGAAAATCTTCTTCCATTGTTTCTCCTCTCTATATGAGTAATGAGCAGTTTTAATGGACGTGCTCAGGTCCTCTAGCGTAAGCGAGGGAGGTTTTCGCATCCAATGCTCCCGCCATCCGTGCTGTACTAGCGTGCCCTCAGCCAGAATCGAACTGGCAACACTCACCTTAGGACGATGATGTTCTATCCATTGAACTATGAGGGCTAACGAGCCTTTTTACCTCAGGTCATACTCAGGACCAACCACATTCCGTATCTCTGTACAGATTAATGTGTTATTAAATTGTTTTACTTGATATAGCGAAAGAGATTGTTCTTAATTGAGACCTTGATCTCATCTTCTTCTGCTGCCTTGAATGCAGCGATGTTAGCCTCTAATTCTTCAATAGGGCTAACACCACGATATTCAGCACGGTCCCAGGCAGGACGGCAATCCTGCTCTGGATACTCACCGATAGCATCAATTACCTTATCTGGGGTAATGTCTACAGTGAAACGAATACCCTTGTTGTGGTAATTGTTTTTATATACCGATGTATCTTCATTAACAAATGAAGATCCGTTCTTTTTAAACCAAGCACGGGCTTTTTTATCCCATGCTTTTTGTTTATCAGATAGAACTGCATTTTCTTTTTCCCATGCGTCTATCTCTTTCTTCATTTCACTAACACGAGTCTCTAGTTTCTTTAAGATAACTGAGCGCTTGAACGTTAGTGACGTAGTTGCAGTTGAAGCCATTGCTGGCCCTCCTTATATTTATTGGCGTTACCCATACCACGGCTGTGGCGGGGCATTGTTTGTGTTGGAACACGTGTTTTATAGACCACACGCTCTGTGTCTTTTAATTGACACTACATATTTCTTTCGGTCATCATACGTAGCCAGTATCGTGTGAACCCACGAAGTTTCACGAGGATAAAGGGTCCGGGCCATGGGGTCGAATACACCTATTAGCGACACCTATTCTCATAGGGCTAGCGTTCGGAGTCTTAGCACATGCCATTCCTCGCCCGTCATGTCAGAGCCGGTAGTGTTCCTTGGATTGTCTATACAATCCAGTATGAGCAGGACCATCCTGCTCATACTGCATCGTACAGATAAAGATAAGGCCGGGGGAGAGTACCCTCACACTCTCAACCCCGGCCAGTCTAGCGAACGGGCTAGACTTCTCAGTTAAACTTAGTGTTCTCTTTCTTCATACGCACTGAGGGCGTGCTCTAGTTTGTTGAAGTATTCACCACGAGAACAACTGCCTCGTTCGTGATTGTATGTCCACACTACATAGGGATCGTATGGGCTACCAAGTGATGCGTCACACAGAATTACATCTGTGTATTCATCAGCCTCTTTGTGCTTGATGATGACAGCACCAGTTGAGGCACCACCATCTCCCTGAAGGATTGTTCCTTCTTTGATTGTTACGATTGTTTCACCAGCCATTGCAATAGACCTCCTCAGTCTTTGGGTGCCATTTTTGTACGGTTGTTTCGGGGATATCTACCCAACGAATAAATTCGTGGGCACATTTATGACAGAGCATAAATTTAATAGGTGGTTCAAAGACATTATCTATGAACATCATATAGCCACCATCTATGGTGACCTCTAATGCCACAGGTATCTCAGAGTCCATAGATAATGGCTTGAATACCTGCGGTGCGTTACATTTGGTGCACTCAACTATGGTGATAGTTGGTGTATCTAGATTGGTATCCATCAGCTGGTTTCCAATAGTTGATAGATAAGTCTGAGCATATGTAACTCAGCCTGTATCTCAGCCATTTGTCGTTGTATTGCTGTTACTTGGTCTGATATTTCAAGCAACTTGTTTAAGCGTTCTTCATCAAGCACTTTGCTTCCTTCCTGCTTGGAATGACATAGGCGATACAAAGCCCACGCCATAGTATTCTTTGCCACCCCAGATACCATACAGCCCCGGTGTGGTCTCAGCGTATTCACGACACGCTGAAAGTAATGGACAGGCTTTGCACATAGCAATAGCCTTAGGTGTATTTGGATCACTCTTACTGGTAGGGAAGAAAATCTCCCCATCAGTCTGAGCACATAGTTGTGAACCATTCATCTGAAACATTTACTGCCTCCAGTCGTGGTCTTCTTGGTCAATCTCGTACTGCTTCTTGATTAGGTATGCAACAAAGCCCATACCTATCAGTAAGAAACCTACAATGAACACATCTCCCCCTCTCTCAGCAATTCAACTGCCAAACTTTCGGGGGATTTTTCGGGGGAACTTACTGTCATTACACGCTTTGTGTAAGTGATGTGAGATAAAGTATGGACAGAGCCATCAGAGTGCTTAACAGTCAGCCTGATAGTCTCAGTCTTATACTCAAGGGTATTTATCACGCCCCACCTGCTTTCTACTCCACATAGGGAGTGAGAGGGACATAGGCCAGACATACTTTACCGTTTAAGTTATACACACCTATGTCCCTTTCACCACCTACGAAAAGGCAAAAAAAATTGCGGGGAACTACTTATCTACCAGAACTCCTACCGTGCCTAAGGTCATCACTATTGGCATAGACATAGGTAAAGCCCTGCTTAGGCATAAGAATAAGCCTGAGATTAGACTGACGCTCTTGTAGTCCTTTAACTACGCAAGCCTTGTCCATACAATAGGCATAGCCAGCCTCTGCCCGTAGTTCAGGTATAGGCTGTCCGCAATAGATACAGATCATAGTTATTCCTCCTCGTGATTACAGTATGGACAGGCAAATGAATAAAAGTCATCGTATGACTCTTTACACTTAGAACAGGTCATAATTGCTCCTTACTTATGGCAAGCACAAGCACATTGCTTGCTTGGCTTCTTAATGTGATGAGTGCGACATACACAAATCATTAGATAGCCTTTCTTGGTGCTGGAATACAGAGATGACAGTAAAAGCCTGAGCCATCCTTGTATCCTGCTGGGTCGCTACAGATAGAGCAAGGTACAAACTTACCCTTCTGATGACGAGATGTTTCCATACGAGAGATGACACTCTCGCAGTTACCGCAACCACACTTGTCCCGTAGGACGTTGATAATGCTGAAGTAATCCTCAGCAGATAGTGTTAGTTGAATTGCCATAATCTTCTCCTTTCTAAGAGAATAGATAGATACCTGATAATAGATAAGCCACCAGCCGTATAACCTGGTCTTACCGATAGGTAAGCATTACGGCTATACGGCCAGTGGCTATCTTGGATATAGTCAATAAGGCAGGTCATCTCCTTGCGTGGCATACCACAATGCCACATCGCTGTGTGGGTGTCGTGGTAGTAGCAGCCCCTACCTATGCCCATAGCGGTAACTATGGACATAGATAGAGGCAGGGAGCGCCTAAGCGCCCCCTACCCTACTAGGTGTTAGGCGTTTGCCATCTCCTTCACCTTGTTACCGAGATACTGCTTACGCAATTCATCGGCTAATGCCACAACTTCCATAAGAAGTGCGGTGTTAGGCTCTGTTTCCACCAATGCGGTGTTACGAGCCTGTGAGAGTGCCTTCTTAGCAGCCGTAAAGACCTCATTAGTCTTTACGCCATTAAGAGCATCTTTAGCAGCCTGTTCTGCCTTCTCAGCAGAATAGACAGAAGCAACACGCTCAATTTCAGCGTTCATCGCTGTGATGTCCTTAGACACAGTAATGCGGTGAAAGTTCTCACCAAGCAATTCTGTATCTATCTTGCTTAGGTCATAAGCAGGACAGACAGACTTGATGTAGCCTGCGAACGCCTCACCTAACTTGGTCTGACCCTTGAGTCCGACCGCAATAAGGTGTGCGACTGTGATAGCAGAGTCCTGTGAGAACAACTTAGACCAGTCCTCAGCGTGCCAAGACTTGGCGTTGTTGTGCTTGTCCACATAGGACTTGACAGCACTCTGCGATGCAGCAGATAGAGTTACTATTGCGCTCATCTGTATAGCCTTTCTAGTATCCGGTAGGCAAGACCTTCCTGCCCCCGCTCCCACTACCTAGCCTTGCGACTAGGTAGTGAGCGTAGGTGCAGGAGATGACCTCCTTACCACTTTGCCCCTGATGGGTTACACCATAGTTTTAATCTATACAGACCACCCCACCCTTAAACGCCTCGCCACACGCCGATTAGCGAGGTGAGATGCACTAGTAGCTCCTAGATCGGGTAGACAGTGGCCTAAATCTCAAAATGTGATAAGGGTCACAATATTGCAAAATAAGGCAGTGGCTTGAACTATCTATGATCATAGTTTTATTGGAGCGAAAATTGGCGGGGAGCTGTACAATCAGGAGCTATGGATGACAAAGAGCGTCTTAAGCGTTGGACATGTTGTTTCTGTGGGAAAGTTTATGTAGTTCCAGGACTAGCGAGGGATTGTGAAGAAAGATGCGTAGAGAAGAGCACATAGGTCACAACATAAGTGATGATGAACGTAATAAGCAGTTCAACATTGCTGCGGCCATGTATGGCTTCGCTGATCCTGCATTTCGGGATAAACCACCAGATGATCCATCAGATGGTTATTCGTCAGAATTCGGGGATGGCTGGGAGCTTCAACCTGCTCCATCAACAGGTCTAAGGCGTAGAGCCTGGTTCGTTGCATATCATCGTGGTATGGAGATCCTAGTAGTGGTCTTTACAACCAAGACACGGAAAACATCAAAAGGCCGGGAACATTATGGTTCTGTACGTCCAATGTTCAAATACTTTGAATGTTCAGAGGATATGTGGGGCGGACTGCTCAAGTCGGGATCTACTGGTAAGTGGCTCCATGATAACTACACTCCGGGTAGCGATAACTATGCACCTACAGATAAAAGAGATATCGAAGAGATGACAAAGGATTACAAGAATTCTCTAGGTAAGTAATACACCTGCTATAATTAAATTATGGATAAAAAGATAAAGTTCATAGCTGCTTCAGATATGAAGTACGAGAATGATGATGCACCTATTCCTGCATCTTCGGCAGTACCAGATTGGTATCGCCAATCTCCAGCTACAACTTATGAAGGTGATATCAAGTTCGGTAGAGATATGTCTACTATCAAAGCTTGTACACCATTCCTAGACTCAATCACAGCTGGATACTTCATAACTGCTCCAGATGATATCCACGTATCTACAAAGCCAGATGGTGAGAAGAACTTCACCTATGTTGTACCTACAGATAATGACTTTGCTAGAGAACGTGAAGGTCGCACCGGCTATCTACCTATCCCAGTTGGATATCATCCACATGTGTGGCGTGCATCACTCTATCCATGTGTAGAGACTCCAGAAGGCTACAGCACCCTCTTCATCCACCCGATGAATAGATTTGAGCTTCCCTTCTTATCTATCTCTGCCATAGTGGATACTGACAAACCCCTCCCGCCGGTAGCTGTGTCATTCTACATACGAGAAGACTTTGAAGGCGTGATACCTAAAGGCACTCCGATGTTACAAGCTATTCCGTTTAAGAGAGATAATTGGAAGTCAGATGTCAAAGCTCCCTATTCTTCCAAGATTGCTGAGGAAATTGGCCGAGCTCTTGTAAATGACGAGAAAAGAAACTATTTAAAGAAATTCTGGCATAAAAAGACGTTTCGCTGATTTATCCACTATAATTAATATAGAGACGCCAATCGGGTCTCATTTAACTAGTTATCGTCTAAGGAGATAATTATGGCTCATATGCCCATGCACGGAAATCCCAAAGATCCATTTCCTAATCGTTACCCAGAACCATGGTCTAAGGAATATCCGAAAATCACAAAACCAGAAGCACCTCTAACGATCACATCCCTATTCCCACAGTTTAATCGCTGGGCAATCGGATTTGATCCCCTCTTTGACACCTTCAAGGAAGTATCTTCATCTGTAAAGGCAAGCGGTTACCCGCCTTATAATATTTACAAGAAGAAGGACCAATACATCCTAGAACTGGCTGTGGCAGGCTTTGCTAAGGAAGATATCAAAATCTCCGTACAAGAGCTCACACTGACCGTAGAAGGCGAATTAGAGGCATCACAGGAGGAAGCTATCCATAAGGGAATCGCTACCCGTGACTTTAAGCAAGACTTCGTTTTAGCGGAGTATGTAGTAGTCAAGGGTGCAGAACTTAAGGATGGTTTGCTTAGGATCACTCTCGAGCAGGAACTTCCAGAAGAGAAGAAAGCAAAGATTATCGAAATCGCATAATCCCTGCTATAATTAATAAAGAGCCCCTGGTTTCTACGGCGAATACGTGGCCAGGGGTTTCTTTGGTCTTTAGCTCAGTCGGCAGAGCGTAGAGCTGTTAACTCTAATGTCCCTGGTTCGAGTCCAGGAAGACCAGCACGGAGTATGAGTCTGAACAACTCATACAAAGTTAGTTGTACCGAAACCTACCCTGTGAGCGCATCATACGAAGGTGTTCAGACCGATGGAGATTGCTCTGCTAACTCACTAGGTACAACAGTCAGCAGGTGGTTTAGATTAAGAATCAAAGCCGTGGCTGACACATTGCGGAGTAGAGCAGTTCGGTCAGCTCAGCAGCCTCATAAGCTGAAGGTCGTGGGTTCAAATCCCTCTTCCGCAACGGAGTAACACTTGTATGGCGGTATATATTTTAGTTAGCTACTAAAAAGAACGTTGACTGTTTACGCAAGTATGTAGGGGTTTCTAGAGCAGCCTACACGGTCTCGTCAGGGGACTCGGTTACAGACCTTACGGCGTGGTGAAAGATAAACCGACCTGACACATTCTCCATTCGTCCAACGGCAGGACTCCTGTTTTTGGCACAGGCAATCGTGGTTCGAATCCACGGTGGAGAGCAAAGTGTAGTTACAATGGCTACCCCGCCGAAAAGTTTAGGAAGTTATGGAAGAGTTAAAATTAGATGTGCTCTGCTTCAATTGTGGAGTGATGTACAAAGTACCTGTTGGAACTAAGCAACCAACAACTAAATGTCCGGAGTGTTCAGACTAATGCCTAAGTATGATTACCGATGCAACAAGTGTAGTGGGACTCAAGAAGTTGAACGAGGCTTTGGTGAGGATTATGAACCTACCTGTTGCCAGGAGACTATGAGCCGTATCTGGTCTGCTACACCTGCTATATTTCGTGGTGGAGGCTGGGGAGGTAAGTAATGTCAGATAGATATCGGGCTAAGAGGTTTATGCCTTCAGTTGACCCAGATAACTACGCTGCTATTGCTGCTGCTCTAAAGCATGACCGTGAGACCAGTAGAGTCTGCGGACCAGGTTATGAAGAGATATATGCCCCTCAATCTGACCCTCTACGGCCTAGAGCCCAAAAATGCTGCTATAACCCTGCAACTGAGACTTTAGTTATTGTAATGACAGACCCCGGCTTCGGTGGTAGACCGAGATACACCTGGATCCAGTATGATAGTGTTATCCCTGAAATGTGGGAAGAACTAAAGGAAGGTTCTTCTACAAATGAGTTTGTAACTCAGGCGCTTAATGGATGGCCTTGGTTAACTACATCATTTGGACAATTGCCACGAACTCGTTCTGAAACATTCGAAATGGGTTTTCAAGAGTATTTGTGATACGCTAAGTCTCTACGAGAGGGTAAGATGACAACATTAGTAGCAATTCAAGGTGACGGCTGGTCTGTTATCGGATGCGACTCTCGTGCATCTGGTGAAGATGGCCGTTATATGGAATTAGCAACACCTAAGATTGTTGATAACAACGGTGTGCTTATTGCTGTCTCTGGCGCATCCCGTGGTGGAAATATTACTCAATTTGGTTGGAAGCCACCAAAACCTCGTGCTAACGAGAATTTAGACATGTTTGTAACAAAGCGCTTTATTCCTGAGATGCGTGAAGCTTTTATTAAAGCCGGTTATGATGCCAAAGATGATGGCGATGCTGCAGGACACGACTCTAACCTAATTGTTTCAATTCGTGGCGTCCTTTACCCAATCTTTGAAGATTACTCTTGGGATCGTGAAGCCCGCAACGTTTACTACGCCGGTAGCGGCGGAGATGTGGCTCTTGGCGCACTTGAAGCTTTAGACTACTCTAAGGCTAAAAGTCCAGCGGCTGCCGAAAAAATCTTACGCAGAGCTGTAGAGATTGCCTGTAAGCACGATATTTATTCTGGCGGAAAGATCATTACACACATACAAGAAGCCTAATCCTTAATATTATAGTCCAGTCCCTAAGTGCACCGGGACTGAAAACCCTCTATATAGAAAAGGTAAATCATGGCAACAAATAACAATGGCAACTTGGTGGATTCATCTGGCAACGTTGCAGTAGATTTTGTATGGGGTAATTTCCCTATGCAACCAAACGACGATCGCACAGACGGAACCGCTTCAGTTGTAGTTGCAGCAAATGCATCTGACAACAATCAGTGGTCAGGATACTCAGTGTATCCAAGTGCTCGTCTTAACCCATCTTATGATAGCCACGCTATCGCAGAAGCAGAGTGGGCTAACTACCCATCATTCATCGCAGCTGAAGGTAACTACATTGTTACTGCTGTATCTGGAGATGGAACAACAGTTACATACACATCTCAAAACTACTTCAAGGGTGGAGAGACTGTAAACATTACAGGTCTTACAGCTTCAGCTTATAACCTTTCAAATGCAACAATTGCATCAGCTAACAAGCTTTCTTTCACTGTAACTAACTCAGCTAACGCTGGTTTGATCACAGGACAGTACGGCAAGGTTCAATCAACAACTGCTGTTACAGCAGCTGACGGTGCAGGCATTGCTTACATCGTAGTTCCTTCAGTACTTGGTAAGACAACTGCTCTTGCTATTGATGCTCTTAAGGATGCAGGCTACGAAGCAGCTAGCATCACAACAGCTACAGCTGCAACTAACACAGCTACACAACCAACTCAGATCAACGTTACTTCAACCACTGCTGCAACTGTAACAGTTGCTGGTGGAACAGGTACATGGCCAGTAGGTACAAAGGTAACTATTGCTACAGGTACAGGTATCCCAGCAGCACTTGTTGGAACTTGGACTGTAACAGGTGGTACTTCAAGCACACTTGTTATCGCAGGTTCAGGATGGACAGTCGCAGATTCAGGCGCTATCACACCTGGTACAAAGCTTACTGGTGCTACTGGAACAGTCAAGACCCAGTCAACAGCTGCAAACGCTTCATCTATCGCAACAACATCTACAATCACTATCACACCTTGGGCCTAATAAACCCTCAAGTAAAAGGCCGGGAGTTCACACTCCCGGCTTTTTGCTTTAGTGGGATACTATTCCTATGACCGATTTAATGGTAGAAGAAGAGCTAGTATTAAACCTCAGGGAAAGCTGTGATCAATGCTCAGCAAGGGCATTTGTTATGGTAATCTTGCCCTACGGAGACCTAACTTTCTGTATGCACCATTATAATCAGAACGCCCAAGCACTTACAGACCAGGGCGGAATTGCTAAACTTTTGTCTGTAAATGAAGACTAGATCGGAAATCATATGAATTTTGGTAAAGGCGGACAAAATATTGTTCAAGCCGGAAACAATAACCCTAACGTATTCAAGGGTGCCGGTAATATTTTTGGATCTATTCTTGACATGAAGCTTTGGAAGCAAAAGCAAGATTATTTACACCAAAACCGTAAAGACCTTGAAACTCATAAGGCCGGTGTACGTGTAGCATCAAATTATGCTGAAGGAATGCTAGCACCTCAAATGTGGGGTCAATGGCATGATTATGCAAATAAAACTCATGAACAACATTTTAAAGAGACTGGCGAATGGCACCCAAGCTATGACGAGAAGAGCATGTCTCCTAAAGATTACCTACACCCTACATTGCAGGGCCATGTAGAAAAATACGGAATTGTTACAAGTAAGCAAGGGCCTATGCCTGGAGCTCCAACTCGAGGTGAAATCTTTAACAGGACTAGAGGAGACGGTGGAAATACCCCGGTTGAATCTAAAACAGAAAATAAAGTAGATACTTCATCTGCGGTTGCTTCCTCACCGGTTCGTGGATTTAACCCTGAAGAAAATGATATCCAATCAGCTTTGCATCAAAACAATGCTACAAATTATTTCCCATTTGAATCCACTGCAGGTTCATCTGGTAAGTTTAGCCCAACAAAATTTGATAACGAACAACCTGTATTTAGTGAGCTAGATGCAGAAGATATTCGTGCGGAAAATAAGAAAACACCTTTTGATACAAGAGCAGGATATAAAGAGCGTACATCCCATCTAACAGATGGCATTAACGACGGAACAGGCGGAAATAAGTAATGGCTGGTCAATTTGATAAGTGGAAAAAGATTCTCTCAACATCTGATTCACGTCCAGATAGGTACAGGCGTGAGCCGGATGTTAATGCAGAGGGAAGAATTACTCGCACATACCCAGAGATTGTTGCGCCAGCTCCTACCTTTAAGGGATCAGATGAAGATCCTAATAAGAACCGCTCTCTACCTGTAAACGCAGATCTTAAAGCACAAGAAGATAGCCTTAATATAGGACAACATGCTGTTGATACTCAATGGGGTGAAGTAGCTAAAAATACTCGCAAGCGTATGCTTGAAGGCCTTAAGACTACAACAATGCGCCTTGACGAGAATACAGGTGAGGCATATGATCTAGAAGATCGTAAGCCAACTCCATCAGGTCGTGTTAAGCCTGCACGTAAAGCTAACCCTAAGTATTTAGCTGCGGATGTTCAACGTCAAAATGAAGATCTTGCAACCTTTACTGAGGCAGATCGTCGTAACTCAGGCATTATCCGTAACGATGACAAACTAGCTGAAGAATCATTTAACGACCGTGAAGCAAAATCTGGTTCAACACTTCGTTCAGTAAACGGCTACACATATGATCTTAGAGAATTTTCTAATAACGGTGATATGGATCCTCTTGAAAAGGGCGGACCAATGCGCCAAGAGCGCCCTTCTACTCACGATCTAGAACAAGAAACTTGGGGCGACTCATTAGAGGACGCTAGAGAAAAAGGTCGTGCTAAAGGAAAAACTTATAGGCAAGTCCCCCCTGCACCAGTTCAATCTGGTCCATCTAGTATTGTTCCAACAAAGCCTTTAAATAGCAAGATGGCTGAAACTAGGGAAGAAGAAGTAGAGCCAGAAGAGAGCGCTGAAGATACTGCTCAAAGAGTACAGCTCAAAGAAGTACGTGAATACGAACAAAAGAGCAAGGGCCCAACTAAGGTTGAATATGGCGATACTCTTTCTGAAGCTAACAAGCGTAGTAAGTTTGGCCCACGTAAAACAAGAATTGAAGAACGTCCAGTATATGAGCGTCCAAAGGCCTACACTGAAGGCGATATTGATGAATCCGCCGCATACGAAGGTGACTGGAAAAAGAATTCTAAGACTGGAAAAGTTGAGCGTATTGATACAGGAAAGCTTAAGCCAGGATATGATGATCCTAATAGCATTCTAAGTACAACTATGCGTGAAGAAGACCTAGAGGGTCCTGCAGCCCCTGCTGGAACTAAAAAGGTTAAAGTTATTTCTCCACGTGAGTCTCTTCCATATGACAAGCCAGAAGTTACTAAGCCTGGACATGTAATTCCACCAATCATGATTGACACTTATACAAGTGGAGAATCTGATGAAGGTAAAACTCTTGAAGAGATCGAAGAGGCAGATAGCAAGAAAAATAAGAACCTTATTCCTCCTCTAAGTACTACTGTTTACGATCCTAACAACATGCCAGGAAAAAACACTACCGGTAGAACTCCTCAACGCCGTGCAGTTCAAGCGGCTATTCGTTCACAGCGTGCTGCTGATCTTGCTGCTGAAGGCAAGACTATGACTACGGTTCGCCCTGAAATCATGGATTCTGCAAAAGCTCTTGCAAAAACTTCTAGGTTTGGCATTACTGATGAATCATACTTTGACACACCTGAGTTTTTGGATCACCCAGCTATTCAGGAAGCCACCATTGCTCACGCAACCGGTACTCACCATGACTTTAGCTTAGTTCAAAATGCTTTGGGTAAGGTTGCTCCAGAAGCACAACGTCGTAGAGAAGCATGGTATAAAGTTGCACAACGCAAGTTAAATGGAAAAGCTGAAAAAAAGAAGGGTGAGTTTGAAGTACTTCAATCTCTAGTTGGTAAAGGACGCTCTATTACCGGAGTTACAAGAAATATTGAATCCGGTAAAAAAGCAGGAATTACCATTAATGGTCAATCTCCTACACTTGCTGAGCCAGCACCTATTGCAGATGTAAGAACCCCCACACGTGCAGCTGATCGCAGAACGCATGCAAATACTGCGGCTAACCTTATGTTCCAGCAACAGCAGGCCGCAAGAGACGTTCATAAGCAATTTACTCAGAATCCATTAAGCACTACAACAATGCGCCTTAATGAAAGCACTGGCGAGGCGTATGATACTGATAACGAAGAAGAGCTATTGGCTAATACAGCAAACTCTTCTGGTGGTACTACAGCCGGTATTGCTCCTGCAGGTTCAGATACCGTTACTGTTAGCAACAGGAACAAACCTGGTGTGGCTCCGGTAACTCGTCCATTTAACCCTGTAGAACTTAGGAATAAAAAGAATGTGCCATCTGTAGATGATTCCCGTACCGGTGCTTTAGGATCTACAGGAACAACATCAGTTTCAGTCCCAAGAAATTCTGAAAATTATGCAGACACTATTATGCAAAGACTTCAGGCTGGTAAAAAAGACTCTGACGAGTAGTAGGGTTTAAAATGTCACGTTTAGAGGTTTTTACCCCACAACCTGTTGAGAATAAAATGCCTGCTAATCTTCGCTATAAAGCAAGAGAGGCTGCCGAATATCTTACTGGGTTGAAGCCTACCCAAGCTGATGACTCACACGTTATCACACGTCAAAAGTATGGCCGTTCATCAGGGACAAATAACTAATGGGACGCTCTCGTAAAGAACTTCACTATGGATCAAGAGATGGCGATGGCAGAATTATTCGTAAGTCTGTAACCGACCGTAGCTCTAAGTCTGCACGCCCTTGGAATGATCCAGAGGTAGTTGATGCTTCTGAGCGTTATGGCAAACCATTTTCCAGCTTTAAAGGCGTTGTATCCCACGAAAACGCTCTTGAAGGCATGGGATCATTAAATGAGTCAGAACGTATGACTTGCAATTTTTGTGGTAGATTTAAGTCACATCCAGATCATGAAGGGCACTTCTAATGTCAAAATCACCAGCATGGCAGCGTAAAGAAGGACAGAATCCTAAAGGCGGTTTAAACGCTAAGGGTCGTGCTTCTGCTAAAAAAGAAGGACACAATCTTAAAGCACCAGTAAAGTCTGGTGATAATCCACGTCGTGCTTCATTCCTAGCACGCATGGGAAATGCATCGGGGCCAGAGCACAAGCCAAATGGTGAGCCAACACGTTTGTTGCTCTCATTACAAGCTTGGGGTGCATCTTCTAAGGCTGATGCTAAAAAGAAAGCTGCTGCTATCTCTAAGCGTAATAAAGGTAAGAAGAAGTAATGGCTAAAAAAGTTTGGGATACTCCTGACCCAACAAAAAAGGATAAGAAGCTTTCACTTAAGAAAAAAGCTGCTGCTAAAGCTCGTGCTAAGGCTGCAGGTCGTCCATACCCTAATCTTGTAGATAATATGAACGCTGCAAAGAAAAAGGGCAAATAATGGCTACTAAGAAAAAAGAAGTAGCTGGTGGCAAAGAATATAAAGGATCCGCTGCTAATGGCGGCCGCAAAATTATTGTTGAGCACTACAAGGATTCACACGGTAAGTGGCACACTACCTCTAAGAATGCTGCTAAGGCTAAATATGAAAAGAAGCATGGCAAGCTACCTAAGGGAACTGACGTAGACCACAAAGATAATAATCATGATAATGATTCAACCAGCAATCTGCGCCCGCTCAAGCATGGCAAGAATACTGCCAAGGAGAACAGGCGCAGAGCCGGAAAGAAATCTTAGACCGAGGGTACTGCTTTCAACCAGTATTGAACCACTCCATTATATTGCTGGTTTGTTCCAGCTTTCCATGCTGTCCAGTTTTTGCCCTCAGCAGACATTTTAAAGGCTACTTGGGCGTTGGTTACAGGATCATATAGGTCAGAGGCTGAACTAAGCTTATATTGGCTTATACGGGCTTTTAAAGGCCCATACAGGTTCACTTGGAAGAGACCGTAGGAATTATCCCCGGTACGGGCATTGCCGTTGTGGGATAGGGGGTTTCCATGGGACTCCTTCATAGCAACTGCCCAAGCTGTTTTTAAAGCTTTTCCTTTAAAGCCGGTTAGGCGTAAAAGGTCATAAAGCTGCTCTTGGGTTAGCTTATGCATCTTGGAGTATTTCATTATGGGGCTCACGCACATGGGAGCTACCTTTGCTTTTACAGCATTAGCTGTTTGTGTAAATGTATTTGTTATGACCAAGGTAAAGGCCATAGCTATTACAAATAGTTTACGTTTTCCATTAAATGTCACACTATCTCCTAGGCTAGAGGGCCAACCCGAATCTTTTATCTACTGTCACTAGATAAAAAATAGCCCAGCGTCTGTCTGCCGAGCTAGTTGCAACCCTTTTGTTACGTAGTTAGTGTTAGGGAGGTTTATTTCCCTATATCTATCCTAGCAGTAAATACAGGGTTGGTGCAACCGCCAAACCAAAATATGGTGTAAGATATATCACATAAAAGTAAGGAAAAGGCATAAATATGGCAAAAACAGTAAAATGTATGAATTGCACTGATGATGCATACTATGGAGTTGACAATCCTGGGGCTAACTATCAAACTTTCTGCAAGGTTCATCTACCACCCTTTTTAACAAAGTTTGCAAACCCAAACGACCTACATCCGATGATTAAGATCATAGCTAAGAATGTAAAATGAGAATTGTACAGAGGGTAGTAACAAAGCAGGGGCATCCAGTACCGTCTAGCTCTCATGCTCCTCGTGGACCATTTCCACCCGAGTTGTTTATAGAGCCAGAAATTATTACAGATTACACACCATTTGATGAAGAACACCCACGTGGTGCCACAGCACAGAACGATTTTAAATCGCCTAAGCTATTTCGATGTTCTATCTGTGCTGTGATAGTATTAGAGAATGAAGTGCCAGATCACTGGTGCGATGGGGCGGATGAGGAAGATGGCGCAAACACATGATGTTGGGAAGTTTTACTGGCATTTAATGACGTACCCAGTAAAACCACCCGTAGTAATAGAACGAGCAGAAACCCAAGAGATTGATGGTCAGTATCGTTTTGGCAAAGGTTGGTGCTTACGACTTCCTTTAACACGCAGATCTGTAGTTGTTGGTAAATGGATAAAGTCTTACACAGAAGGTGAAGCCCTAACTATTGCCATAAATGGTAGAGGTATGAAGCAAGACGAAGTTGATTGGGATAAAATCAGATATGGGGCAGAAGATGAAGATCTTTAATCGTAAAAGCAAAACTACAAAAGAATTAACAAAGGTTCAACGCAGAGTAAATTCCTTGCCTACTCAAGAGCTACTTACCTGGACAGATCAAATTATGTACTCGGTTGGTCGTAACTTGTCTGCTTGGCAAAAAACTCAGTACAAAGACAATTTAGCAGAGGCAAAACTTGGAGCAGAATCTTTAAGCGCTATTTTAGATACCTTAAGTGAAAGACACGGCCTGTGAGCGAATCCCAGTTTGATGAGTTAGAACCGGAAGATTTTGACGAAGATGGCAATGTCCTGCCAGAAGAGGTTGAAGACGACGGTTTAGATGAGCTCTCTAAGGAGTTTGTTAAAGCTCTTGTAAATAAAATCATGGACTTTCAAAAAGTTCTTGTCGGCCATGAGCTGCACCCATATCAGACACCTCTAGCTAGAAGGTTGATAGAGTCAGTCATTATCAATGACGGTGAAGAAATCACAGCTCTTGCCTCTCGTCAGAGTGGTAAGTCAGAGACCATTGCTAATACAGTGGCCACACTCATGGTTATCCTTCCACGCCTTGCAAAGATGTATCCAGAGCTACTTGGTAAGTTTGGTGATGGAATTATGGTGGGTATGTTCGCACCGGTTCAATCACAGGTAGAAACCCTATACGGCCGTACAGTATCCCGCCTTACTAGCGAATCAGCCCTAGATGTTCTTGGTGATCCTGAAATTGACGATATGGTAGCTAAAACACCTGGCGTAGTAAGGAACATCCGACTTAAGAACTCAGGCAGTAGCCTTATGATAATGACAGCAAACCCTAGAGCTAAAATTGAATCTAAGTCCTTCCACCTAATTATTATTGATGAGTGTCAAGAAGCTGATGACTTTGTAGTGGCCAAATCAATTGCCCCTATGGGTGCTTACTACAACGCTACTATGGTTAAGACCGGTACACCTACTACACACAAAAACAACTTCTATAAAGCTATTCAGTTTAACAAACGTAGGCAAACAGGTCGCAATGCCCGTCAGAACCATTTTCAATGGGACTGGAAAGATGTTGCAAAAGTAAACGCTAACTACGAAAAGTTTATTAAGAAAGAAATGCTGCGTATTGGAGAAGACTCAGACGAGTTCCAACTCTCCTATAACTGTAAGTGGTTGCTAGAACGTGGTATGTTCGTAACATCCAGTATCATGGAAGACTTAGGCGATACCTCGCAGGAACTTGTAAAGTCTTGGCACCGTTCACCAGTCGTAGTGGGAATTGACCCAGCACGCAAGATGGACTCAACTGTAGTAACTGTTGTGTGGGTAGATTGGGATCGCCCTGATGAATATGGATACTATGATCATAGAGTATTAAATTGGTTAGAACTGCAGGGAGATGACTGGGAAGAACAATATTTCCAGATACAACAATTTCTTGGAGCATACGATGTGCTTGCTATAGGAATTGACGCCAATGGTGTTGGTGATGCAGTGGCCGGAAGATTAAAAGTTCTTATGCCTCGTGCTGAAGTAATTCCGGTTACATCAAGCCCTACAGAACAATCTAAGAGATGGAAGCATCTCCAAGCGTTAATTCAACGCCAGATGGTCTCATGGCCTGCCCATGCTAAGACTCGTCGCCTACGTATTTGGAAAAAGTTCTACCAGCAAATGACGGATGCCGAAGTTCAGTACAAAGGCCCTAACTTTTTGGTAGCTGCTCCAGATGAAGCCCACGCCCACGATGACTTTGTGGACTCTTTGGCTTTAGCATGTTCCCTCACACAAGAACTAGTTATGCCAACAATTGAAGTTTCGGCAAGTCCTTTCTTCTAAAAGATACACCTTTAGGCTGACTAATGCCTAAATAGAAGCGAGAATTATGCCCGAGGACCTCAATCCCAATCCTATAGGAGAATAAAAATGGCAGTAGAAAATATCGCCCCAACACCTCAGTTCCCTGAGCGTCCGGGCAACTCTTACGAACGTAAGATGTCTCCTGCAACACCAGGCCTTCGTGGCCCACTTCGTTTCGAAGAAGGTATTGCAACAGACACAGATGTACCAAATGATTTCCAACTTGGTTTGGATCAAGGTTACGACACTCCAGAAGGACGTCCT